GCCACCGCAATCGCTTCAAGACAAGTGATATATTTATCACGCAGAGAAGTTAGGGTGGTGAGGGGTAGCCCAATAAAATCACCCTTCGCCATTCTCAACCTCCTCTGTCAAACTTGCGGGTGAGACTTTCAGTCTCCCATAAAGTGCCGCACCAACGATGTTCATACATTCGCAGTCCATTAAATGATTATGCTTTCCGACTTGCTTCCATACAAGCCTTTCCCTTCCAGTCATAGGATTTTTTACCCGCACCTTAACCTCTGCCTCAATATGCACACGCCAAACATCTGGTGTGTCCAAAGCGATGTAGCCGGGTTCTTTGATTAGGTTTGATAGGATGTCTTTGATTGATGGGTTTGACCACCGCCAGACTGGGCAGAACTTCCATTTCCACCCTGCCCTTGATTGAACTGCCTTACCACTAAAGGGGTCTCCATTGGCAATTCGAGCGTAGGGGCGTTGTAGCTTTTGCTCCCCTACAATTTCAGAGAAGCTAGTGCGATCTGAACCGACTAAAGCCATCCATCCGTTCTTACAGCAATTATAATAAACATCTCTGGTTTGATCGCCTGAATCGCAGAATACGCACTTTGATTCCACCCCAAACTCCTCGGCCTTGGCTTGGATGTCTCCCCAAGTCTCTAGCCTCCCAGCCCATACAAGCCGTGATCTGCCCTCAATATCCCAAGCCCTAACAACGCACCAAGCGTGAAAACCTCCCGCCTCTTGGATATCGCAAGCCATAATGAGTTTCTCATTCATTCTGACTTCGCCCATCTTGTAGTCGCCAGCCACAATTTCCATCTTCTCGCTTTCGTGTTCCATCCAAGGCTCTGCTAAAACTCGGTTCACAAAGTCTTGTAGCCCTATGATTCCATTGTGCTTATCCTGAAGAAACTTTACAGCCAAACTTCCGAAGCTAACCCAAGGGGCATATAAGCCATTCAAATGATAGGAGCGTCTAGCTGGTTCGCCATTGAGGTTGGTTGCCCTCCACTCGCCCTCTCGAAGCATCTTGGTTTTCTGTCCGTCTGTAATCTTTTCTCTGCACTCCTCGCACTCGTAGTAGGTGCTAGATTTCACCAGCTTAAAATCATAAACTCCATCCTCGATCTTGGCAGATTCGTCCCATTTTACTTGTCCCCAGACTAGCTTCTGCTTATGTCCACAATGAGGACAAGGAACAAAATAGAAACGCATATCCCCTTTTTGCCACTCGCTCCAAATGATTGAGTCGGCAGTTGTCGGGGTGCTAGTGGCTATGATGAGATGGTTTGGGTAGGTGCTGACTCGTGCCTCTGCTAATTGAACTGGGTTCGCTTCTCGCCCCGATCCCGCTTGCTCTGGGAATTTGTCTACCTCATCCATACACAACAAGGCAATTGAGCGACTAGAAAGAGCAGATGGGCTTGTTCCAGCCCACCACACCGAGCATCGCTTGAAGTGCTGCTCTAGGATTTTTATTTTGTCTGTGTTGTCTGGCTTTTCTTTGGCTAGGGCTGGGCAATCGTCAATCATTGGCAACCACCTAGTTTCTGTGAATGATCTTGCTAGATGCTCGCTAGGCATCACCCACAAGGCGGGGCAAGGTCTTTCTGATATTCGATACGCTAGGCCAGCTAGAATCGTTGTGGTCTTACTTGTTTGTGCCCCCCATACTAGCACCACCCTACGAATTGAGTCATCGCCAAAAGCCTCTAGCGGTTCACGGACATATGGCGTGAGGGTTGTCGAGTACGCTCCGGGTATGTTAGTAACCCTAGCTGAAAGGGTTAGGTTTTTCTCTGCCCACTCTGGGATTGATAGTTGTTCCCTTGGCTCAAACAAAAGGCGAGCGAAGTTCTTGGCCTCATTGATCTGGTTCATTTATAACTACGAGAATTGCAATTCTTTTTGAAGATTGGCATTTTTCAAGAAGGAACACCCTTGCTTAAAATAGCTATCTTTAAGTTCTGCCCCAATAAACTTTCTTTTCATTTTTAAGGACTGGTAGCCCTCGCTTCCTATCCCTGCAAATGGAGAAAATATAGTATCACCAGAGTTGCTCCACATAACCAAACATCTCTCAATAACATCTAGCTGAAGCGGGCAAATGTGCCTTTCGTCTTGCTCGTCTCTAGCCATTTCCCCATTCAATACATTACCTTGGTCTATTGTTTTCCAAACTGGGGAAGCCCATTCTTGCCATTGATCTAAAGGGAACTCATCTGGAGTGTGGGTTATTGGCTCTTTGTTCTCCCCCGGCTTTTTGAATATAAGCACATATTCTGGCGAGCCAGTTCTGGAATCTGATGAGTCTGTTCTCAATGTTTTATATAGCAATCCGTGAGCTTTTGTTCTTTGCATCTCAACGACTGGGTCTTTCCATATTGTTATTCTTGAATGGAAATACCATCCAGCCGTTCTAAACGCCCTTACAATGTCGCCAGAGAAGTCTTGGTATTCAATCTTTCCGTGCTTCCACTTGGTCGAAAGAAGGTCGTTACAATGAACGCAAGCCATCCTTCCCGGCTTTGTTATTCTCAATAGCTCATCAATAAGAAACTTAAACTGCTCTGCGAACTCGTCTTTGCCATTGCAGTTTCCCATATCTTGCGGGTCTGATGAATATGTGAACAGATCGGCAAATGGTGGAGAAAATATAGAGCAATCAATTGATTCCTCCTTTAAAGTTTTTGCCACCCTTACGCAGTCTCCGTGATAAAGCTCCCATCCATTTCCCGATGCTTTTGTTATGTCTGTTTTCATTGTTTTTGGTTTTTCTCCTTTTCTTAAAGATAGTGCGGCTATCTTCATTTGTTCCTGCATTTTTGCGTGTTGTCCTATCTTTTTGTTTATAGCTTGCAAAATCGCCCCCTCGGTTCTTGCTTGCACGATATAGGCATTAACCTTTTTCTTTTGCCCAAATCTATATGATCTCCTCAATGCTTGGTAAAAATCCTCAAACGAATAACTCAATCCAACGAACGCAACATTTCTGCAATGTTGCCAATTTAGCCCATAGCCACAAATCGATGGCTTGCTAATAATAACCCTTGCATCACCGCTTGAAAATGCTTCTAGTCTTTTCTCTTTCTTTTCTGGCGTGTCGCTTCCCCTAATCTCGATTGCGTCTGGAATTATCGCCTTTAATTCATCGGCCTCAAGGTTTGTGTTGCACCATACCACCCAAGGCTCTTTTGAGTCATTGACTAGTTCGGCAACTGCTTTTGATCTGTGTTTGACTGTTTCCCTTAATTCTCTGTGCATTGTTGTGGCCGATAGTGTGGCGTGCTTAAATAACTCCTCTCCCTCTCCTCGCTCATCCACTTCTACAAGAATACTGTCTAGGTTTAGGGTCGGAAGAATATACCCATCATCTGAAAAGCCAATATCGCTTGGCCTAGACACGCAAGCCGCCCACGACCCCAACCACTTCCAAAACGCTTTTTCTGCGTGTCCCTTTAGTCTCCAAGTGCCAGTATCGAATGTGTCGTTAATAAAATATGTTGCAAGCATTTGGGCTGGCGAACATATACCAAGGAAGTCGGCGTGTTGCCCAATCTCCGTAAAATCATTGGGGCTAGGCGTTGCTGTGCAACAAAGCCGATATGGGGTTGAGGAGAATCTTTCAGTAAGTGCGATTCTTGTTTTTCCGCTAAAGTTCTTAAGGATGCTTGATTCGTCTAAAACTACCCCAGCAAATTCTACGCCATCAAATAAGTCTAGCTTCTCATAGTTTGTTACATTTATCCCACTTTTCAGGGTGCTTGCGTCTTTTGCGTGATGGGCTGTTATTCCAAACTTCTTCCCCTCTTTTATAGTTTGTTCGGCAACCGCAAGAGGGGTTAGAATCAAAACATTTCCTTCGGTATGTTCGCAAACTTGCCTAGCCCATTCGAGTTGTTGAGCGGTTTTACCCAATCCACAATCTTCAAATAAGGCACATCTGCCTTGCTGAATAGCCCAACTAACAATATGCTTTTGCCAGTCGAAAAGAGGGGCATCGATTGGATTTGCCCTAAAACCAGCTTCTTGAGTGGTCTTAATTTTTGCTTGGATTAGCTCGTCATAGGATTTCATTTCTCAATGTTTTATTAAGTTTATTTTGAATCGTCAATACTATTTTCATCTCTTAACCAGATAATCTTTCGCATATGCCCAAGAGGGGTTCATATGGATTCGATGATGGCATTCAAAGCACACCGCCAAGAAGAACTCTACCTCGTTGAGCCTATCCCCGAACCTTCCTCGCCTATGGTGAACTTGGCTTGCCATCTTGCATCGACACACTTGGCAGACTGGATTATTGGTTAGAAACTTCTCTCGCACATCTTTATATACTTCGTTCTGGCCTTTTCTCTTTGCAAAGACTCGGCGTAGTTTTCCACCTCGCTTGAGTGGGGTTTTGCGTTTAAGTGGAGAGCGTTTCATTGATCGAAGAATGGAACATCGTGGGCACATAAATCCCTAAACTCTGGTATCTGCATAAGGGTTTTGTGAAGTGCGACTGGGTCTGCATTATCTCTTACAACTGCGTGATGAAAGTGAACCATCCAGTATCTTCCAACGCCCTGCCTTGTCTTTGGGTAGTCTTTGAAGCAACATCCTACGCACATAGCAAATCCATATTCTTCTTCAAAGCTTGGGAGTTGCCCGCTGTTCGGAACATAAAGCGTAGAGTGGCTAGAGTTTGGGCAGTAGGCCAACGCTATTCTTGTAGGCTTTGTGGTTTTCATCGGTCAAAGAATGGAAGCACTATGCCAAGGATTGCGATTGCTACTAGCAGAATTATGAAGCACTCGTTCATTTGAATGCTCCTTCTGCTTTCTGAATGGTCACAAAGATTTGGTCGATGCCTTCTTGAATAGCCCTTTTAGCACATTCCGGGTCGCTGGGGTTTGCTCTTGCGGCCAAGCTCGAAGGCATAGCGTCCATTAGGTTTCTAATTGCTCCCAGCCATTTGCCGAACACTTCTCGAACCTCGTCCATTCTCACTAGAACTCTGGTTACTTCCTCGAACCGAGCGTGTTCCATTTCTGCTTCTGCGACTCGCTTTTTTGCTTCTCCCCATCCTTGAACTGCTGAACGCATAGCGACTGGGTTTTTGTTTGTGGCCGCTGTGGCTACCAACGAGTAAGCAACTACCTCTGCTTGCTTCGCTCGATTCAATCGTCCAAGCGAGCTTGTCGATTTGTATGACTCGGCATCCAATCCCTTCGATGGCTCGGAGGAGTTCTGATATGGTATTGAACTTATCTCGGTCTTGCTCACCCTCTTTTGGTTCGCCAACTTCCAACGCTCTGCATCGCTCACGCTTGTAAGTGGCATCCCTGCTTTTACGAACTTTGAAATGGCCGCCCTTGAGACATTCCATTTTGAGGCTAGGTCTGTTTGTCTTATCATTTCTCACAAGGGCTTTCCACACGCCAAGCATTTCTCGCCCCCTCCACCCTCTTCGCCTTCTGGATTGGTTGCCTCCATCATCTTTCCGATCTCATCCAAGCTGAACCCGGTAATATCAATATCAATCTCCCCTGCATCCAGTTCCTCTAGGATGTCTTTAAGTTGGGGCATATCAAACTCTCCACTTAACTTGTTCAATGCAAGGTTGGCCGCCTTCTCTTGCGTCTCATCTAACCACACCGCCCAGACATCAACCTCATCTTTGCCAAGTGCCAAATAGCACTTTAGCCTTTGATGGCCTCCAACGATGTTTCCAGTTTTTGCGTTCCAAGTTATCGGCTGAAGATTTCCAAGTTCGCTCAAAGATTTTGTGAGCCTACCCAAAGCCTCAGAAGTAATTTTTCTAGGATTATATTTTGCTGGTGAAAGCTCGCTGATTTTCTTTGTTACTAAAGAGGGATATTTCATAAGTTCAAAAAAGTTACGCAGATTTCTTTTTGTAAGTGGTTAACTAAAAGATTCTTAAGTTAACTCCCACAAAATGACCGCGGTGGGAACCTGTTAAACTGAGATTTTTGGGTTTGGAAGCCTCCTAATTTTTTT